CTTGAGTACCAAGATGTTTTTCTTTAGTTAATTCTTGTAAGAAATTTAGTTTACGCTTTTCGCCAACTAAGTCTTGGTGATCTTCATCGTCGTAATCTGTACCAACTACTGCCTTGCCACTACGTTGATCATTGGCATGGTTAATAGCATCTTCACGCTCTTCTGCAATATTTTTAACTTTAACTGAGGTATGAGATAAACCTAAAACTGCGGCAATCTTGTCTTGGATTTGTTTATTTGTTGCTGGATAATCTGTAGTCACATCAAATACTGTCATGTTAATATTTCTGTGTTCTGGAAATTCGCTGTGACGTTCTTGGATAGGTACGCTTTTGCCTGCACTAACTGAAGTAACGTGGAATTCGCCCAGTGCCGCTTTAAGTTTGGCAACTGTATCTTTTGGACAATCGTGGGCAATTTTTACTTTAAATTCGTAAATTTTCTTGCCTTCTGTTAAGTATTCTTTAAATGATTTCATATGAGTATTCCAGTATTGTATTTATTTCATTTGCTTGAGTTTTTCTAGCAGGCTATTGCGATCTGTAATAATCACGCCTTCGCCCGTGATATTAATACCTTCATCAGAATTAGCAGAATCTTGATCTAGTTTTTGTTTTTTTAGCTGTAGATCAATCATCTTAAGTTTTTTATCTAGTTTGGCGCTTTTAGCCTGAATCGCATGACCAAGCATACTGGCCGCAACTTCAAATAGTCGTCCGCTATAACGTGCTTCTACATTCATGCCCAAATCCATGATGTCTTCATAGGCATCCTTGGCTTTTTGTGCTAGCTCGTCTAGCTCTGCATCTCCTACATCACCTAGTCCTGTGACTTGCGGAAGGGCGGCACTAATCTTGTCATATTCGCTTATGTCGCGAATAAACGGTTGAGCAACTTCTGCTTTGCGTTGTTCTTTTTCTTCCTGTTTAATAATTTTTTTACTTTCAGGAAGATTTAGGATTTCTTCAAGTTTTTTAGTCATACAATTACTTATGCTTATACTTGGCTGAATATATCATTTTCGTTCAGTATTCTGAACTTTATACCCTGTTGTCGGCACCAGTGATTGGCCGCAGTCCATTTGGCTTGATTTTTAACAAACTGTGCTTGATTGTACTTGTTCTTGCCCACACGTTCTAAGATAGTTTGACTAGCAGGTTTAATTTCAATAAGTTCTGTAATTACACGATTACGTTTATCTACATATTGAATAAAGAAATCAGGAACATAAACTGTTTGACGTTCAGTTAGCGGATCCCTATAGGGTATCTGTATGGCTTCGCTTGCCCATTTTTGAACACTTTTATTGTTGTCGCAAAAGTTCATAAATGTCCACTCCCAACTGCTACGATATGTAGGAACCTTTGTACCTACATACTTTTCAGGGTGCTTCATAACAAACTTTCCGCGAGCGAATTTAGCCATATTAGATTAATATGTTTCTGCTTTCGTAAGTATTTGTAGTAGGAGATTTTCTATAACCTAACAAGCTAGTTCTGTCTCTACTAGCGTTTAATACTTGCGCGACCACTTGACTCAGCTGAACATCTGTAAGACCTTTGAGAGTGTCTAACAATGTAAAAACATTGACATTTTCTGTACGGGCTTGTTTCAATAGCACAATGGCCACCGACCCAGCTCCTGTCTTGTCAAATCCTCTTTTGACAAAAAATGCGACGACTGCATCGATTTGTCCTGCTGGAAAACTCATAGGAGTCTTTGTCAAATTGTCAAAAAATGTTTTAACAAGTGTTGCATTGTTTAGTTGTGTTACTGGTATGTTAGAAGCTGACATTATTAAAATAATCCTTTGATAGCATTTCCAATTCCGCTAGCGGCATCTGATATTGCACTGCCTGCTGAAGATAGTGCGTCGCCGATATCGCTTGCTCCTGGGAAACTAAAATCGCTCAATCCGCCTGCTGAGTCGCTGAATTTATCTAATAGGTTAGCTCCTATTCCAATTACTCCAGCAACGCCCGCTGCCGCTCCTAAAAATCCTGCCGCATTTCCAAGAGGTGATGACGATTCTTGACTATTTTGATAAGTGTTTACCTGTGCAAGTGCGGCCGATAATGCTCCGGCGGCAAGTCCTGTACTGTCTAAAGAATTAACAAAACTTGCTCCGCCTTCAGTTTGCGCCATATTTCCGCTGGCTGTCAATGGACTAGGATGTAGGTCATAATGCTCTACTCCAAAGCCCTCTGGGCTATCCGAATCGACTGAACCAACGCTATAGCTAACTGCTTCACATTGAACTTTCATGTCAAAGTCATTAATACCTTGATCGCTGTAACTTAATTTGTTATGGTTGAAACTGGTTATCAACGGATTCCACAACTGATAACAAACAAACTCATGTCGAGCCATTTGATATATTTTAATGTAGTCGAAAAACGGCACAGTACTACCTGCATCAAATCCATATGTTGCTGGTATAGAACTAAATGCCTTGGTTGCATTACGAGAATATGCTCCTGGTATAGTGGCTGTAGAAGAATCCGCATAGTAGTAACTATAGTAGTTTTGCCACAGATGATTAATTAATCCCATGTTATCATCATGGAACTTGATACTGATATCGCCTGGTTTGTGTTGATTTTGTACTACTTTTTTTCTGTTATATTGATTTAGCATTTCGGTTTGCACAGTAAAACTTGGCAAATCTACTGCCTTGACTAGCATGTTGATTTCTTTTCCGTGTGCATTTACAATGCGAGGATTTTTTAAAGTTTTCTGATTAATACCAAATGCTACATGGAATAAAAACTTTTGTTTAGGAGCCAACCTAAATTGTTGTTGGGTAAACAATTCACTCGCGTGGCGTTGATCACGCAAGAGTGTGTCGGATGGGTTTCTAAGATAGTTGTTGGGTGTAAATGCCATACTAATATTTATCGAAATAATAAACTACGCATTTAATGAATCTCTATAATAAAACCCATCGAAATGGGTTTCATTATATTAGTTCTTAGGAGATGCTACTACAGTACCACCGCCAGCTGTTGCTCTAGGCTGGCTTGATGCTTGAGCACCAACACCAATCTCTTTAGTACCAGCTTCGTCACCGAAGTCAAACTGTGCGCAATTATCAAATTGAATACTTAGGTCAATCATTGCGGCACCTTGATCGCTGTATTTTAAATCTTGATAGTTTGTGCTTACTAGATAGCAACCATAACATTCCCATGCTTCCAATACTTGTATTGATGCTCCGCCGTTACCACCGTCTAGCATTTCAATACGCATTGTAAACTTATAGTCACCGGCTGTTGCGGCTGAACTTTGTTCAAAGAAGTCAAATTGTTTCTGATTCTGTTCGCCAACTAATTTAGTAACAGAGTTAGTAACATCGTCACGCAATTTAACTGAAATAGGATCCCATGCTGGTTTTCCTGCATAGTGGATTACGCTGTTATACAGTTCGATCTTTTGATCTGCAAACTTAACGCTTGGACGAGCGGCTTCAGCCACTTGTTTAGTTAATTCAGTGATCGCACCTTTATTTGAACCAAAGTTTGTAAAAATAATTCTAAATCTATACTTTAATTTCGGCATTAGCAAGGCTTGGTTAGCACCTGCTACTGGAATAGAAAAGTTTGATAATGATGAAATTGCCATTTGTTATGCTCCGTTAATTATAGGCCTTTGATTGCGCCTGTGTTTTCTAATCGCATTGGAATGTAGATGAATTCCACGGCCTTCACTGGTTCGATAGCAACATCAACCCATAGTTCCGAACGATCTATGCGAGCAGGCGTATTATTGCTTGTATCGCACACAACAATAAAGTCATATAAAGCACGTTGCGCTGTTAACTCAAGCATCAAAGCTTCGATTTGTTTCTTGATTTGATTACGTGTAAGCTGATCGTTTGGCTCAAATATGTAAGGTTTTGCAATTTGATTCAATTGGTAACGCAAGTAAATTACTAGACGTGCTACGTTAACGCGATCTAGACTACTTGCAACTAATTGACGTGTTTTTTGTCCGTATACAACTAGACCTGTTCCTGCAAGATATGTAATTGGGTTTACATGGATTCCTGCTAGTACGTCACGTTGTCCTAAGTTTAGTGCAACTGTATTAAATTCACCAGTTTCTGCGTTTACATAACCAACTGAACTAGCGTTTGTTACTCCGCCACGACGTACACCAGCTGGTGCAAACCATGGATAAGAAACGTTGTCGCTTAGAGCGATTGTACGCAACATAATGTGGCTTGGAGGAACAACAACATTGTTACCCATCAAGTCTTGTGTGTAAGCCCATGGATAGTAAATTGCCGCATAGCTGTTTGTAGCTATTAGACCGTCTTCACCGTCAATTGCCGCACCACCTGTATTATTACCCCAGTTGCTTAATGTTGTAGCATCTGGTGCTAAACGTGCTGGAGGATCCATAACGATAAATGCTGACAAGCCATTGTCTGTGTTCAATCCAATCAATGAACTGAATGTTTCTGTATATCCTGGGCAAGCTAACAAGTTATAGATAACTGTATCTGGTTGACGCATGCCTGTGTTGCTTTGAATTGAAGATTGCAATTCTTGTAACACAACTGCACGTTGAGCCTTGCGTCCTAATTGAGCAACGCCCTTGACATCATTTGCGGCAGCTGATACCCAGCTGTCTGGATAGTAGTTTGTCTGAGCCGCGCCACTTAAACGTGGGTTTGTTCCAGTTGTATCTGTATAACCTACATGATATTTCTTAACGTTATAACCTGAACGACGTAGGTTCCATAACAATATACCTTTTGGATATAGTGCTGGGTCTGGAGCATCAAATGACACATAGTTGCTTGCTAACAATGAAGTGATGCTAGCTGGAGATCCTGCGCCAGTTTGTGTTGTATTATTTGCACTGTTGTCATTCCAACGTGCATCACCAAACACAATACCATTGCTACTTGTCTGGTCCGTTACATCGATTGCAACCCATTTCTTATTCAAGAAATCATACTTGCTGATCTTTGGAAAATCTTCTACGTTGCTAGTGTCAATCCACAAGTCGCCATTGGCTAGTGCGCTTGCACCATCGCTTTGTTTCTTAGGCTGTGTTGCACTAATGATAGGACCGTTAGCATCTGTAGTTCCACTGCCTAATCCTGTTGGATTTAGAATTGCCTTGGCTTCTGTTGTCAAATAACCACACCATTTGCTACCGTTATGGATTAGAATATCAAAATCTGACAAGCTGGTATTGTACCACAATGTGCCGTCTGCTGGAGTAGTTGTTGGAGGAGTTGAGCTAAGAGTTACTAGACCACTACCGGTACTTGTTCCGCCTACTGTAGCATACCACCAGCTGGCTAGATAGTTGTTAGCAGTTCCTGTTGGGCTAGAGTTGAAATTCTTAGTTGTACCAGCTGTGAACAATTTGTTTAATGGAGTGTTTCCACCATCAATAAACAATAAATCTCCGCCAGCAGTATGAGTAATTGTAATGCTGTTGTCAGCATTGGTAACTAGGCTAACTAGTGGATCTGATACTGTAGCAGTAAACGCTGTGGCCAAAGCTGTTGCTGTGGTTACTGCGTTAGCGGTAGCAACGAAAGAAATTGTTGAACTTTGTACTGGAGTTGCACTACTTCCTACTTGACTTGCACCTACTGTAAATGTATAGGTTGTTGCACTTGTAAATGTGCTAGTTGTAATGATACTAGATGTTACTGACATTGGGCCAACACCACCGCGGAAATATACTTTAAAATCTGCGCTTGCTGGAACTGCTTCGCTGTCGTTATATTTTACATATAATTGATTAGCTGAAAGATTGATACCACCGCCTGTTGCATCTAAGTTTGCCAATGCCGCATAGTTGTTTGCATACAAGGCAACTGGTTGTTTGATCCAAGATTCTGAATCACTGCTGTATTTGCTGATATTCCACTGTGCGCCGCGGTTAACTGCTGTAGTTTTAACCCATACACTTCCAGTTGGATATCCGTTGTTTGTGTTTGTATTTGTTACTGCTGATCCGTCAATTGTACCAGTGTCATAACGACCGTATGGTGGTATGCTCATATGACTGCTCATAACCAATGCCGGTGCTTTGTATGTCTTGGTAGTACTAAATCCAAAGTTAGCAGTATCTGAGTTGATGGTGATATCCACTCCTGTTGAATATAGTGTTAGGTATCCGTTATTATTGATGGCTGTAATACCAGCGGCAGTACCGACGTTAATAGCCGTTACCATAGCGTCAACTGTTGATACACCTTCAAACAATACCGAGTTGATTGATAGGCCAGTGCTACCAGTAGTAATTGTACCGCTTGTAACTGTTTGGCTTGTGCTAACTGTATAGCTTGTTCCTGCTGTTGGAGTTCCTGTTGAACTTGCACTTAAGATATAAGTTCCAATACCGCCGGTGCCGGTGCCTAATGCTGAAATGTATGTAAATGCTGGTGTAATACCAGTAATCACCATGCCAACTGCGATAGTGCCAGTTACGCCGCTAGTTACGTTTAAAGTCGTTGTGCTAACTGTACCGGTGAACGATGCAGTGTTGACTGACGTAATTTCTGTACCAGCCGCAATAGTGTGGCCAGCATTATCTAATACTGAACCTTTACCAATTGCATTGTCGCCACCAGTGATTGTGCTGGTTACTGTTAATGTTGTTCCGCTGATAGCACCAGTAAAACTTGTTCCAGTAGCAGTTAATGTTGGGCTTGCGCTAGTAGCAACTGCGGTTGGACGGCTTGCCTTCCAAGCACCTGAACCAACTTGAACCCATGTTCCGCCTGCTGTATCTGTTTTACCTTTCTTATACCATAATTTAGGTAATGTTGTTAATGCTACAACAGCATAGTCACCCTGTTGTCCATAACTAGCTAACGGTACATAACTGCCGTTTACTTTAGTACTGTCAGTGATAACTGTTAAATTGCCTGCTAGTTGTTGTTCTGTAAATGTTTGTCCACCAGTAACTGTTGCCGCATTAGCGTTCCACTCAAATACGCCATATGCACTGGTTGCTGTGTTTAACCAAAATGCGCCATCAACTGGCATTCCTGTTGGAATACTTGCTGATCCTTCTAATTCTGCTGTGTTTACGTCAGCACGTACTACATACGCACGGCTACTTACACCTAAGAAGCTGTAAGCGGCTTGTAAACCATATTCGTTTAATTCACCAGCGTTAACAGGATTGCCTGCGGCATCAGTTTGGAAGTATGGAACACCAAAAGTAGTTCCAAGATCCATCTGACTTGTTAATAAGTATACCTTACCAGCATTTGCTTTTGTTGTTCCTGGAGCAATACCTGTTCCAGCGGAATTCATTTTGTCTTGTTGTGTTGCAACAATAATTAGGGGTACGGTTCCTGGAGCAGCCGGAGTGTAAAAACTCTCATCTACTACTGTTACGCTTACGCCTGGTGAACTTAATTGAGCCATTGTGTTATCTCCATGAGTACATGTTCTTAATGTATTTATAGCTTTTGGACTTTTTCTAGCTAATATACACCCCCGAAAAGGCATGGAAAAGGCCTGGTTTAAGTAAATATATTATGAGACCACTTTGTTCATGTGAGATTCGACCTGCGGCTAT